ACTAGCGAAAGCAATGCTGCTTCAAGTGCTACTGCTGCAGCCAGTTCTGCTTCAGCTGCTAGTACGTCAGCTACTAATGCTGCCAGTAGTGCTTCTACAGCCTCTACAGCAGCTACTACAGCTACAACTCAAGCCTCTAATGCCGCTACCAGTGCTACTGCTGCGGCTACAAGTGCTTCTAATGCTGCTTCCTCAGCTACTACTGCTGGTGGCTATGCTGATGATGCTCATGCTTATTCGCTTAGTGCTGCCGCTTCAGCATCTACGGCGACTACTCAAGCATCTAATGCAGCTAGTTCAGCAACTGATGCAGCTACAAGTGAAACAAATGCTGCTGCTAGTGCTGCTGAAGCGGCAGGTTATGCAGCAAGTATCAATCCTTCTAGTTTTGCTACAGCTGCTCAGGGGGCTCTAGCAGATACGGCCTTACAACCAGCGGCTATTACTAATATGCTTGAAACAAGCGATATTGGTGTTTCTGTTCAAGCCTACGATAGTGATTTAGCTACTATTGCTGCTTCTAATGCTGGTCCGGCTATTGCTTCTTATGGTCAATATGGCGTAGGTTTTAAAAACCGCATCATCAATGGTGCGATGATGATTGACCAGCGTAATGCGGGGGCTTCAATTACGCCAGCCGACACACAATACATGGTTGACCGTTTTGCGTATAACTCAACACAAGCGTCTAAATTCACAGCACAACAAGTTTCTACTGCCCCTGCTGGATTTGTGAACTCACTAAAAATGACTGTTGCATCAGCCGTAAGCGTAGGTGCTTCTGATTTCTTTGCCGTTGTTCAGAAACTTGAAGGTTTGAATGTTGCAGATTTTGGATGGGGAACAGCAAATGCTCAAACTGTTACCTTGTCTTTCAAAGTCTATTCTTCTTTGACAGGAACATTTGGCGGCGCACTTGAAAACAGTGCTGCAAACCGTTGCTATCCATTTTCATACACAGTCTCATCTGCTAATACATGGACAACAGTTTCAGTAACTATTGCTGGTGATACATCTGGGACATGGACAACAAGTGACACCACAGGAATTGCTATTCGATGGAGTCTTGGAGCTGGTTCTACATATTCAGGTACGGCAGGTTCATGGGGTTCAACGCGCTATTTTTCCGTCACAGGCGCAACCAGCGTAGTAGGAACATCTGGAGCCACCTTCTACATCACTGGCGTTCAACTAGAAAAAGGCAGCACAGCCACATCGTTTGACTATCGCCCGTATGGTACTGAGTTGGCTTTGTGTCAGCGGTACTATCAACAATCATCGACTTGGTTCTGTTATGCAGTTAGCACGTCAGCAGTAAGAGCTTCTTTCCCTCTTGTTGCGAGTATGCGTTCAACTCCTACACCAACTGTTGCAACAACTTCAGGAGCTATTAGCAACCCCGCAGGAACTAACGGCACTCCGTCAGGTATTAGCGTGGTTTCATTTGACAGCACCAACCTATCGCTTGCTGTTAATTCTTCTGTAACTATGGCAGGGGCGCTTGCTGGTTACACACTTGCATCTCTTGGTGGTGCTTTAATCACTTTGTCTTCGGAGTTGTAATATGTATAAACTTGTAAATAAAGAACAAGACGCAGCGATTGAGAGTGTTTTGTTAATTGAAAATAACATTTATGTTCCTTGCGACCCTGCCAACACAGACTACCAAGCCTATTTGAAATGGCTGGAAGAAGGCAACACGCCTGAACCAGCAGATGAGGCCGCTACATGAAAATAGAAATCTCTCATAACGAAATCTATGAGCGATTGTTAATCGTTGAACAAGAAGTGCATAGCTTAAAAGCTGAGACACGTTCTTTAGTAGACGCTTTTCATGCAGCTCAAGGGGCTTTTGTAGCCCTTGAATGGATTGCTAAAGTGGTTAAGCCAATCATCTATCTTGGTAGTCTTTTCGCAGGTATTGTCCTGTGGTGGAACCATAAATGATTATTGAATCAATCATTGGTGCCTTAGTCCCTATTGGGGCTGAGGCTCTTAAACAAGCTACTACTAAATGGTTTGGTGGTGTACAGCCAACAACCATTGAAGACAAATTAAAATTAGATGCAAGCGATATTGAACGGATTAAAGCAATTGCATTGCTGGATCAACCAGTTGGAACACCATCTCAGTGGGTGGTGGATTTACGCGCTTCTGCTCGCTATCTTGGAGCGTTAGCCGTTATTGGTTGTGGAATTGGTTCTATGTTTATCACTGGTCTTCCTCCTGCTGTATACACTACAGCTCTAGAAGCTGCCAATATTGCATTTGGTTTTCTATTTGGACAACGCATCGTAAACAATTGGAATAACAAATGACATTCTCACTTTCCCAGAAATCCCTAGACAGGATGCAAGGAGTAGATAGTCGTTTAGTCCAAGTGGTTAAACGTGCTATTGAAATTACAACAGTTGATTTCAAAGTGTTAGAAGGATTACGCACTCCAGAACGTCAACAGGAGCTCTTAAAGCTCAAGGTGACACAAACCCTCAAGTCAAAGCATTTGGTGGGCTTAGCGGTTGATCTAGGGGCTTTACATGGCACTGACGTATCTTGGGAGAAACCTCTTTACTTTGAAATTGCAAAAGCAATGAAACAGGCTTCCAAAGAACTTAATATTCCCATCCGTTGGGGTGGTGATTTTAAGAGCTTCTTTGATGGTCCTCATTTTGAATTAGTATAATATGGCAACTAAGAAAGACCCTCGCCTAGCTCGTGCTGGTGTATCAGGATACAACAAACCTAAAGCTACTCCTAGTCATGGCAGTAAAAGTCATGTGGTAGTAGCCAAGGTTGGTGATCAAGTTAAAACAATTCGTTTTGGTCAAAAGGGAGTTAAAGGCTCTCCTGATGGTTCTAAACGTAACGAAGCTTTTAAAGCTCGTCATGCCAAGAATATTGCTAAGGGCAAAATGTCCGCAGCATATTGGGCAGATAAGGTTAAGTGGTAATGACTAAAAAAGCCCAGATGATTGATTCAATGGGCAAATTCCGAACACAGTCTCTGTTCCTTGAATTAGGATATAAAGATGAGGCTGTGTTCACTCTAAAGGATTTTGATCACGAGCATAACGATACGACATATGTGTCTTTGAAACGTTTGTATCTTGAATGCGAAGACCCTACAGAGTATCAATTTGCTCAGGCCCACCTCATGGGGTGGAAACATTGGCAACGTATGTGTGAGAATAAAGTCTTACGCAAACATATTGACGAGTGGCGTGATGAGTTGGAAGTTAAGCTTCGCTCTCAAGCTGTACTCGATGTAATCGCTCAAGCGCGAGCAGGAACCTTTCAGGCAGCTAAATGGGTAGCCGATAGGGGTTGGGCTCAACGAGGTGCAGGACGCCCCTCTAACGCTGACGTAGAGCATGAGAAGAAGGTTCAAGCCCGTATTGCAGATGAATATGGTGGTGACGTAGTTCGCATGTTCCAGAAACAAGGATAAGCATGGCAACCGATGATGAAGTGTGGCGTAAACAAGCTATAGTCAAACTAGAAAAGATGCCTGAAGAGGCTAAAGAAATTCGTGAGACAGCGATGAACGACCTCTTCTTCTTTGCTCGTTTGGTTAACCCTGGCTATGTATACGGAGATATCCATAAAGAATTATTTAGATGGATGCAGGAATACAGCCTATACGGGCAAGCAGACGATCAAACAAGCAACAAGCTTACCATGCTACCTCGTGCTCATTTGAAGAGCCATATGGTGGCTACATGGGCTGCTTGGATTATTACTCGTCATCCTGAGGTTACAATTCTCTATGTGTCTGCTACAGCTGAATTGGCTGAGACACAGTTGTATGCTATTCAGAATATTCTGGCTAGTACTGTTTACCAACGATATTTTCCAGAATACATTAACCCCCAAGAAGGTAAGCGTGAGAAGTGGAGTCAACGTAAGTTTACGATTGACCATCTGAAACGTAAACAAGAAGGTATTCGTGATGCTACAGTGTCCACAGCTGGGTTGACAACTAACACAACTGGCTGGCACGCTGACATTATTATTGCAGACGACTTAGTGGTTCCCGAGAATGCGTATACCGAAGACGGTCGTGAAGGTGTGATGAAGAAAAGTTCACAGTTCACTTCTATTCGTAACGCAGGGGGCTTTACAATGGCTTGTGGTACACGATACCATCCGTCAGATATTTATGCTACTTGGAAATCCCAAGAGTATGACGTGTATAGCCCTGAAGGTGATATTACTGGTCGTCAGCCTGTTTGGGAAGTAAAAGAATTTGCTGTAGAATCCGATGGTGTATTCCTTTGGCCTAAAGCTATGCGAGAAGATAAGAAGTTCTTTGGATTCGATGCACAAGTGCTATCACGAATTCGTGCAGAATATTCTGATCGTGTACAGTTCTACGCTCAGTATTACAACGATCCTAACGATCCAGGTTCTAACCGTATTGATCGCTCTAGGTTTCAGTACTACGACAAGAAGTTTATCAAACAAGAGAGTGGCTCTTGGTATTTTAAACGTAAGAAGCTTAATGTCTATGCTGCAATTGACTTTGCGTTTAGCTTAAGTAAGAAATCAGACAACACTGCTATTGTAGTAATTGGTGTGGACGAAGACAACTATATCTACGTGTTAGATATCGCTGTGTTTAAGAGTGATAAGATTGCAGAATACTTCAGTCAGATTGCTAGCCTACATGCCAAATGGGAATTCAAGAAACTACGTGCTGAAGTTACTGTAGCTCAAGCAGTAATTGTACGTGATCTTAAAGACAAGCTGCGAGAAGAAGGTATGACTCTGTCAATTGACGAGCATAGACCTACTCGTAACGAAGGTAACAAGGCAGAGCGTATTGCTGCTGCTCTTGAACACCGATATGAGAATCAGGCTGTATGGCACTTTAAAGGTGGATATACGGATATGTTAGAAGAAGAACTTGTCTTAGCTCGTCCAGCCCATGACGACATTAAAGATGCTCTTGCTTGCGCTGTAGAGATTGCAGTGAAGCCTAAGAGGGCACGAGACTTAGAAGATTCATATTCTAACGTTATTAAGTTTAATCCGCGTTTCGGCGGTGTTATGTATAGGTAATTAATGTCAAACAAACCTCTAGAAATTGCTGTCAAATTTGGTCAGGATAACGAAGCCAAATATATTGCTCATACGTGGCATACGTATAACTCACAACGCAGAGAGAAGATTGAACTCTGGAAAGAGATTCGTAACTATGTATTTGCTACTGACACACGTACAACCAGTAATCAAACGCTTCCTTGGAAGAACAGCACCACTCTGCCAAAGCTTTGCCAGATTCGTGACAACCTACATTCTAACTATGTTTCTGCATTGTTCCCCAATGACGAATGGTTACGATGGGAAGGTTATTCACAGAATGACGGAACAAAGAAGAAGGCACAGGCCATCCAAGCCTATATGTCTAACAAGACACGAGAAAGCCATTTCCGTACTGAGATGAGTAAGTGTGTGTATGACTACATTGACTATGGTAATGCATTTGCAACTGTAGACTTTGAATCGTCATATACGGTCAATAAAGACGGTGAAAAGTCTGTACAGTACATTGGTCCTCGCCTACGTCGTATTAGCCCCTTAGACATTGTTTTTAACCCATTAGCGCAGACGTTTACTGAATCATTCAAGATTATTCGTTACTTGAAGCCTATTGGTGAATTGCATCGTATGGCTATGGATGACCCTGAGAACCAATACTTGAAGAAGGCTTTGGCTAAACGAGACAAGATGCAGAAGCAACGTAATGCTTATGGTGTCGATGATCTTGATAAAGCAGAAGGATTTAACATTGATGGCTTTGGTAACTACAGCGATTACTTGCAGAGTGGTTATTTTGAGATGCTCGAGTTCCACGGTGACTTGCATAATTTGGAAACAAATGAATTGCAAACAGGTCGTGTGATTACTGTTATTGATCGTATGTTTATGATTCGTAACGAAGCCGTTAAAAGCTGGAATGGACGACCTGAAATCTACCACGTAGGTTGGCGTACCCGTCCTGATAATCTCTGGGCTATGGGGCCTTTAGAGAACTTGGTGGGTATGCAATATCGTATTGACCATCTTGAGAACTTGAAAGCAGACGCTATGGACTTAGCTGTGCTTCCTCCTCTGGTTATTGCTGGTGAGGTTGAACAGTTTAATTATGGCCCTGGTGAAGAGATTCACATTGATGAGAACGGTAGTGTTACTGAACTGGCTCGTAACGTCCAATGGGTGATTACAGCTGAGCAAAACCTCGATAAGATCGAGATGCGTATGGAACAATATGCTGGCGCTCCTCGTGAAGCTATGGGTATTCGTTCTGCTGGTGAAAAAACAGCTTTTGAAATTCAACAGTTGCAGAACGCAGCTGGTCGTATTTTCCAAGAGAAAATCACTACATTCGAGATTGAATTGCTGGAACCAACGCTTAACGGTATGTTGGAAACAGGACGACGTAATCTTGATCGTACAGACGTTATTCGTGTAATGAACGACGACTTGGGCGTACAACAGTTTATGGAAATCACTCGTGACGATATTACTGCCTCTGGCATTCTTCGTCCTATTGGTGCTCGACATTTTGCTGCTCAAGCTCAAATGGTACAAAACCTTACACAACTCTCTAACACACAAATCTGGGCACAAATCTCTCCTCACGTCAGTTCTATTGCTTTGGCTAAGACTGTTGAAGACCTGTTGAACTTCCAACGCTACTCTTTGGTACGTCCTAACGTAGCAGTGTTTGAACAACAAGAAACCCAACGTTTAGCTGGACAAGCTCAAGAAGACTTGATGGTTGAACAATCAATGCCTGTAACTGAATAATGAAAACAATCCTTACTAAAGGTTTGTCTAAGGAACGTGCCGTAGAACTTGAAAGTGATTTCAAGGCTGCGGCCTTCTTTAGAGAACGCCTATCGGCAACTCTAGAAGATAAAGTTAATACTTTACGCAAAGAAGTTAGACAAAAGAATCAATACGATTCTCCCTCTTGGGCGTTGACCCAAGCTGATTATATTGGCTTTGAAAGAGCTATTTACGAAATTATTTCATTAATTTCTAATGACTCTGTCGAAAAAGTAACGAAAACGAAGTAATATACTTACGTAAGTATTTATATAGTATACTTAATCAGTGAGTGTAACGAACGATTAAGAATTATATAGTATAAATCCTAGAAATACTTAGTACAGATTAAACTCCTCGCCCTTGAGTTAATGGGCCCCAAAGCGGCTATAGTTTAATGGTAAAACGATATCCTTCCAAGTTATAGTCTACGGTTCGATCCCGTATCGCCGCTCCAATTTTTATACGTATAGGAATTAAATCAGTGTCAGACCCGACCTCGATTTTTAATAATCAAAATCCGCAGACCCCTGCAACCCCAGACAATAGTGGTGCAAGCACACCACCAAACGGTAATCAATCCAACCAGTTAGCAGACCTGCTCAGTTCGATTAAGAATGACCGTGGAGAGACAAAGTATAAATCAGTTGAAGATGCTCTTAACGCGTTGAAGCATTCGCAAGACTATATTCCTCAGCTAAGCGATAAGCTACGACAGCAGGAACAAGAATTGGCAGAAGCGAAAGCAGCAGCTGCTAAGATCACTGAACTTGAAAATACTTTGAAAGCACTCACTCAACAGAACAATACACCTGCTAGCCCACCAGCTACTCCAGGATTGTCAGAAGAGCAAATTGCTTCGTTAGTGACTCAAACACTTACACGCCAACAACAAGCAGAAGTTTCCAAGCAAAACCTAAACAAAGTAGTCTCCGCCGTAACGTCAGCGTTCGGTGAGAAATCTGAAGAGGTATTCTACGGAAAAGCAAAAGAACTCGGCATGTCGGTGGAAGACATTAACGCCTTGGCAGCACGTACCCCCACAGCAGCACTTAAGTTGCTCGGCTTGGATGGTAGTGCTAAACCTACTGGTAACGCTTCCTCAGGTAGCATCAACACCAGTGCGTTTCAGCCAGCACAAGAATCGTTCGTGAGTAAGAACGCTAAGCCTACATTGATTGGAGCCACAACCTCTGATCTGCGTGAGGAAAGCGCTAATTCTCGCAAAATGGTTGATGAGCTTCACGGACAAGGTTTGTCTGTGCATGATCTCACCGACCCAAAAGTATATTTCAAACATTTTAAATAAGGACAATTAATGTCTCAAAATCGTGCAAATAGTACTGCTTTTATCGAAGCAGAACAGTATTCGGCTTTTATTCTCCGCAACCTGCAAGACGGTTTGCTCCCTGGCTCGTTCTACCGTAACGTCTCTGACTTCGGTTCTGGTACTACTCTCCACATTAAAACTGTGGGTACTGTTACCATTCAAGACGGCGCTGAAGAAGTTGCTTTCGACTACACACCAATTGAATCTGGTGAAGTTACTCTGACCATCACCGACTACGTTGGCGATGCTTGGTATGTGACTGATGAGCTGCGTGAAGACGGCGCTCAAGTTGAAGCTCTGATGAGTGCTCGCTCTAGCGAATCTACTCGTGCTATCCAGGAAATCTTCGAGACTCGTTTCTTGAAGAAGGCTAACACTTCTCAAACTAACGCAGCTGCTAACCAAGTGAACGGTTTCGCTCACCGTATCGCTTCTGCTGAGACCAACAACGTTATTTCGTTGAACCACTTCATCTCTATGAAGCTGGCTTTCGACAAGGCTAACGTGCCTATGGCTGGTCGTATCGCTGTGGTTGACCCTGTGGTTGCCGCTACTCTGGACAAGACTGTGTCTTTGGCCCGTGACGTGACTCCTTTCGGTCAGAAGATTCTTGAGAATGGTTTCGATCGTGAACACACATTCTTGATGAACTTGTTTGGCTGGAACATCATCACTTCTAACCGCTTGGATACTGGCACTTTCAGCGATGGCACTACCTCTGTGTCTAACGCTGTTGCTAACGTGTTCATGTCTGTGGCTGATGACAACACCAAGCCAATCATGGCTGCATGGCGTCGTATGCCTAAGGTTGAAGGCGAACGCAATAAAGACTTGCGTCGTGATGAGTTCGTTACCTCTGCTCGTTGGGGCTTCGGTACGCAGCGTGTTGATACCCTCGGTATCGTGATCACCTCGGCTGTTAACGCCTAATAAAAACATGGGGAGCTAGTCTCCCCTATTAAAGAACAAAGGTAATATAATGACTTTTAAAAATCAAGCTGGTATCGGCGTGTACCAAAACTACGGTGCTCGTAGCACTGGTCAAACTGCTGGCCTCGAAGATCAAGACGGTAGTCTGGTTCGCCTCAGCGTAACTCTGACTGGCAGTATGTTGAATGATGGTTTCATTCCTCCTGTCGTGCTGCCAAAGGGTGCTCTGTTCAAACGTGCTGACTTGCGCGTTGATGAAGCATTTGTGTTGGGTGGTACAAGCCCTACAGTGCGTATTGGTCTGGCTGGTTCTGTTGCAACCAACGGCATCGTGTTGACTGAAGCTGAATTGGAAAACGTTGGCTCTAAGGTTCCTGCATCTACTGGTGCTGGTACTTGGGCTTCTAACTCCTCTACAGGCACAACTGCTGCTGCTAAAATTGCTTTCGACATGGGTGGTACATCTCCTACGTCTACCACTGCTGGTAAAGCTGTTTTGGTGTTGGAATTCTTCAACAAAGCCAAGGCGTAATAACCTACAATTAAAGGAGCCTCTGTGCTCCTTTTTTTGTTTCTAAGGAAGAAACATGGCTAGGAAAAATAGTAATAATTGTGAACACGGTGTTAATACACATAAGTGTAAACAATGTAAAACTGTTTATGATAAAGCGTATGCAGCCAAAGCCCTTCAAAAATATAAAGAATTTATCTCTAAATCAGGTTGTTTAGTTTGTGGTTTTAATCATCCAGATGCTTTAGATGTTCATCATCTTGCCTCATCGTATAAACGATACGGACGTTCTCAAAGTCATCAAGCTAATACGCAAGATTTAGAAAGTAATAAAGCAGTATTGCTTTGTTGCAATTGTCATTCAATTTTCCATGGATTCTTTGGTGGGCGTATGAAACCCTTCCCTCTATTAACTCCAATGGAAACTAAAGAGATAATTAATCTCGCAAGGAGAAAATCATAGCTATTCAACATAAGAATATCCCTGAAGCAGAATTACACGAATCTAAAGGCGTATCGACAGCTGTATTAAATACAGCATATTTCGCTAACGGTGCAGGTAGTGGTTCATGGAAGAAGGTTGGTGCAGAAACTCTTAATGGCTTATCTGGTGACGGTGGTGTTGCTCGATTAAAAGTGGTTACAGACGGCGCTAACGGTTTTGACCTCTATCGTGATTATTCGTTTGGTAAGATGCACATCACGAATAACACTACGCCTTTTGCGTTAACAGCTGCTGCTGATGCAACATTGAACACCTCTAGTCAATACGTATTATTGACAGGCTCTGGTGCTCCCTTTGCTAACGGCACAGGCGATGGTGTTACATTCTCAACTAACCGATTGACAGTTGGTTACGCAGGTGTTTACGATTTGAACTTCTGGGCATGTCTCACAGGTTTCCCAAGTAACACAGCTAAAGTGGCAATGAAGTTTAAGATTAACGGTACAACATTCTCTGATATGAAAGTTGTAACTAAGTCTAACTCTAACGGTGATGATGGTATCCTAGCTGCTTGTGATTTAATCCAGCTTTCTGCTAATGATTATATTCAGCTGTACATTGCATCAGATGTTACAGGTAACGTTGTTATTAACAACTCAGCCCTCACAATGAAAATGATTAAGGCACTCTAATGAAAATGTCGCTACTTGAAATGATTCAGAGTATTCTGAACGAAATGGATGCTGACGAAGTTAACAATTTAGATGATACAGTTGAAGCACAGCAAGTAGCTCAGATCATTAAGGATTGCTACTACGAGATGTTGGGCAACCGTAATTGGCCCTTCATGCGTAAACTGTTTCAGATGGATGCATCTGGTAGTACAGCTAAACCTAATTACTTAAAACTCCCTGACAACCTTAAAGAACTTGTGTCATTTAAATATGACAACGGTACTCCGTCAGAACCGCTACTCCAAGATGTAGTGTATAAAGAACCAGACGCATTCTTGCGTTATATCTCTAATCGTAATGCTACGTTAGACAACGTAACTATTGTTACTGACTACGGGGGTTCTAAACTTCTTATCATCAACGATAAACCTCCACAATACTGGACTTCGTTTGATGACACATATCTTGTAACTGATTCGTGGGACAGTACAAAAGAAACTACATTGCAGAAGAGCAAGACACAATGTTTGTCTTACCTTGTTCCAGTGTGGGTTCGTACTAACGAAGCAATTCCTGAACTCCCTATTGATGCATTCCCTGCTTTGTTGGCAGAAGCTAAGAGCACAGCGTTCTTGGCACTGAAACAAATGGCAAACCAAAAAGCTGAACAGAAAGCTGGACGACAACAACGTTGGTTGGCTCGTAAAGCATGGCGAGCTGAAGGTGGTGTACAATATCCAAACTACGGCAGAAAATGATTATTATTTATAAAGGCTACCAAATTAAGCCACATGCCCAAACTCCAACATCTTACATTGTTGTGACTGATGGTAAGGGTGGTAAAGTACCTGATGTACTAACCAGCTTGTTCACTACCGCTGTGTACGCTAAAGCTGCTATTGATAAATACTTAGATAGTAAGCCTGTGAAGGAAGTGAAGAATGGCAAAGAAATCAATCAAAGCTGAGTTTAAGAATTTTATCAAGGGATTGATTACAGAAGCTAGTCCTGTAAACTTCCCTCCTGAAGCCTCATACGACGAAGAGAACTTTCAACTTAATCGTGATGGTACTCGTGATCGTCGTTTAGGCTTGGATTATGAAGCTGATTATCAGCTCCGTGATTTACCTATTGATGCAGCTACATTGTTAAATACTGATCCTGTTACGTTTGAATGGCGTAACGTGAATGGTGATTCTGGTACAGTGTTCTTGGTTCTTCAGATTGCTAACAGCTTGTTATTCTTTGACTTGGAAGCCTCTGCTATTTCACGCGATGGTTACAAGGGTTCACTAAGCTCAGTATTTACAGAAACCAATCCTTATTCGTTTGCTAGCGTAGATGGACGACTGGTTGTAGTTTCTGGTGCAAAGACAGTTGCTGTTGTTACATACAATGGTACAAGCTTTGCTAAGACAAACGTAACATTAAAAACACGCGATGTGTGGGGCTTGGAAGAGTCTTCCTCTCGTGAAGCAGATGCATCTCTGCGTACAGCTACATTGACATCTGCTGAATGGTATAACCTCTATAACCAGTCTTGGGGTATTCCTCGTAAGAATGCTTCTGGTACATTGGATGATCCAGCAGGTATTTACAAGACAGACCTTAGCGTCTACCCTAGTAGCCAAGAAGCTGTATGGGTGGGTTTGCAATATCAGCCAGTCTCTGGTACTACAACTCCATATGAACGTATATTTACGAACTTGTATGTTGAGAAGCTTGGTTCAGATACATTTGCAGCCAAAGGCTATTTCATCATTGATCTATTAGATCGTAACGCTTCTCGTAACGCTGCTGTTGTAGCTAACGCTGCTAAGTACCCTGCACTTGACTATACATCCTTGGTTTATAGTGGTGCTGATTCTACAGCAGGAGGTCCGACAGCTGTTGCTGAGTTTGCTGGTCGTGTGTTCTATGGTGGCTTTACAGGGACTGTGTCAGGCGGTAATAAACGTAGTCCTGATCTCTCTAACTTTGTAGTGTTCTCTCAGCTGGTTAAAAACAGCCAGGACATTAACAAATGTTATCAGGAAGGCGACCCTACCTCACGAGACAATTCTGACCTTGTAGACACTGATGGTGGCTTTATTCGTATCTCTGGCCTCGACTCTGTTGTAGCCTTAGTGAACGTATCCTCAGCTATCATTGTTATTGCTAACAACGGTGTATGGTCTATTACTGGTGGTAGTGACTATGGCTTCTCTGCTACAAACTACAAAGTAGATAAGATTTCTGAATTCGGTGCTTTAGGTTCTCGTAGTATTGTTACTGACTCTGGACGTGTGTTCTATTGGTCAGAAGATGGTATTTATGTTGTAGCTAAAGATCAGTACGGTGCTTATGGTGTAAATAACATTACTCTCACCACTATTCAAACATTCTACGAAGATATTCCAAACACGTCTAAGCAGAAAGTTGTAGGTGCCTATGACTCTGTTGGTAAAAAGATTCGCTGGTTATTTAAAGACGGTGTACCATTTACTAACACGTCTGTAACTAAAGAATTGATTCTGGATTTAAGTATTAACGCTTTCTATGTTAATCGTATTATGAATAATGCGACTTACACAGCTGAAGTGTTTAGCGTATTTAAGTCATTACCATTCCAATCAGGAACAGGTAACGTATTGATTCAAGCAGGTACTGATGAAGTATTTACTGGTGCAGAGCCTGTTGTTATTCCTAACACTGGTCGTTCTGCTGGTTTACAGGCCAGTCGTTATTTGTGTATTATCAAAGACGGTGTAGATGCAATCTTTACGTTCGGTTATTACAACAACCCCTTCTTTACAGATTGGGAAACAGTTGATGGTGTTGGTGTAGATGCTAAAGCATTCTTACAGACAGGCGCATATACAGCTGATGATTCTTCAATTCATAAGCAAGTACCTTACCTCACTATGCATTTCTTGCGTACTGAGAATGGTGTAGATAGCGATTTGAACCCTGAAGGTGCTTCTAGTTGTTTTGTACGTACTATGTGGGATTGGGCTAACGGATATAACTCTAACAAGTGGAGTCCATTGATGCAAGCTTATCGTTATCGTAAATCATACACACCTACTGGTCCTGAAGACACATTCGATAATGGATTCCAAATCATCTCTTCTCGTAATAAGTTACGGGGACGTGGTAAGGCATTCTCTTTATATTTCGAGACAGAGCCTTTAAAGGATTGTCGTATCATTGGATGGAGCTTGGCGCTTAATGGAAACTCAGTCACTTAAAATAGAAATTGTACCGTTAGATAAATCTAATCGTGAATGGTTCACGGAAGTTGCTGCGGTACGTATGCTTACAGATGAACTTAAACGCCCACTCCTTGTTGATTTAGACAGGCTGTACTATCTTGCTATGCAAGGTGAAAAAGAAGGTACAGCCTTCTTAGCTAAACAAGGTGATGTTTATTGTGGGGCTATAGGTGGAATTCTTCATAACAACTTATTCAATCCTAAATTCAAGACGTTAACAGAAATCTTCTGGTATGTGTTACCAGAATATCGTAAAGGACGCGCAGGATATATGTTGTTAAAACAGTTTGATGAACGAGCTAAAGAGTTGGCTGACGATGTTGTCATCTCTCTTCTTCCATCTAGTCAAGTTAATGTAAATAGTTTAGCGAAAAAAGGCTTCATACTAAATGAGCAAGCCTTCAGAAAGGAATACTAAATGGCAGCTATATCAACGACAGTTGCAATTGTTGCTGCTGTAGTCGGAACAGCTTCTTACGTAGAAGCAAAAGAAGCACGAGCAGAACAAAAAGAAGCTTCAGCAAAAGCTGCTGAACAGCAAAAAGAAGCTCGCTCTGTACAAGAGGCATCTAATGTTCAACAAGCAGCAATGGAGAGTCGTCAACAAATTAGAGAAGCACGAGTACGTCGAGCACGTATTATGCAAAGTGCTCAGAATACGGGTACAGCATTCAGCTCGGGAGAATTCGGTTCTATTGGCAGTTTGGCTACCAACTTAAGTTCCAATATCGGAGCTAACCGTGGAGCTATTCAACGAGGTCAACAGATTAGTGTATTCCAACAAAACGCTGCTGATCTTAACTTAGCATCTCAGAATGCAGGAATTGATGCTGCAAACTCTCAATCATTATTTAGCTTAAGTACAAGTATTTTTGCTAACGCTGCAATGAAATAATAATATGGAAGAAAACTCTCTCGACAGTTTGATGGGGTCTGAACAAAACCCTAATGACTTGGCAGTGTTCCAAGACAATCCACGAGTTGGTTTACAACTCCCAACAGCGTCTATTCGTAATCGTGCTGCGGTTACGTCTTTGCTGTCTGACAACCCTGACCAAGCTATCGAGAACTTCCAATTAATGGTTGCTGAGAACGAACAGGGTTCAGATGTAATTACAAAAAATATCCAAGAAAAAGCTATTGCTCAGTCTAAAGCTAAGGACATGAAGACAATGATGGGTATTCTAGCTGACCCTTCTGTTCCATTCGAGCAGAAGCAAGCTGTTGTCCGAGGTTTTAATCAAACTAAAGAAGAGCCTTCTTCTGTATTGATGACAAATAATTTGTCTCAAGCCAGTAAAGGTGAAACACACGAAGCTGAGAAATCACGACTGTCTGTAGCCGATATGGTCAAACAAGTACGTGATGCTGTTGATCTTGAACAAGGTTTGGTTAACAGTTACATTGACGCTCGTTCATGGAAGAACCCAACGTCAGTAGCTGATACAGCTGCCACATGGTTTGCTCCATTCGGTACTAACATTGCTGTTGGTAAAGTTGGTGCAGCTCAATTGCCTGAAGGTGCTTCTGCTTGGCAAGTAACTAAACAGTTCTTGCTCCCAGGCTCATCTATGGCTGATATGCGAGACAAGCTGAAGGCTCTTCCAGCTGATGAACGTCTTGCTATTACTCAATCGTTGTTGACTACCATCTCTCAGAAGAGTGGTTTGATTATGTCTAGTGAAAACCAGATCAATCAAATGGTTATGGCTAACGACATTGTTAATGGCGATTACAACGATTTTGACAAGTGGGTTGATAACTTAGCTGGCTTGGTAGATATTGTAGGCTTGGGATGGGCTGCTAAAGGTCTTAAACGGGGCGCTAAGGTCGATAAAATCCTTGGTGCAGCTGAAGATACTACTACAGCAGGTCGAGTGCCTTCTGGGACGTTTGAGCCAACATTGCGCCAGCGTACTACAGAAGAGTTGCAAGGTGTAACTACAAGCTTCCAAGACAAACTTATTACTAATCTCGAGAAAGAGAAGAGTGAGTTGTTAGGTGCTGCTGGTAATGCTTTGGAACGTGGACAGGTTAAATCTTTGACAGATGAACTGGCTGCTATTAAATCTAAGCTGGTCCCTGAAGCAGACATTAAAGCTGCTGCTAAAGACATTCAGAAGACAGACAAGGTGAGCTTCAAAGAAGCTATGTCTACTGCTTCTAAGCGTATTGAAGAACTTAACGCTGAGATCAATGCCAATGCTATGCGTATTGAGCAACAGATCGAAGCTAACCGTCAAGCTTCTACAGCTGCTCAACGTATCTCTGCTATTGAGAAAGAGATTAAACAGCTTCAGGACGCTCGTGTAGATAGTCCAGGTGCTCTCACTCCTATTGCTGATTTGGTACGTCGTATTGAAATGCGTGGTGTTGTATCCTCATACAATCCTGCCAGCCCAGCAGCTATCATCCAGCAGTCTAATCCAGAGAAAGCTCGTAATTTATTCCATGCTACTTTCGTTAGCGAAGGTGACGCAGCTGCTGAAGCAATCTATGGCTCTTCTAAGCTTGATGCTTTGGCTGGCGATGTGTTCCCTCAGATCGTTACTGAATCTGGTAAGGTTACATCTAAGCCTGTAGATATTCAACGTAGTTTGCGTAACTCAACAGATATTCCTGAAGAGATTATTGCTGCTGCTCATGCATCTGGTGCATTGGAATATACAGCTTCTGAGAAAGCTTTGGCTCGTGCTAACAAGGTGAACGACTTCTCATCCGCAGAAGGTTTGCACTTGATGGATAACATGAGTTCTTTCCGTCTTGATGGTCGTGAATATAAAATCTCTGCTGTGTACGGTACACCAGAAGGTTCATTCCTTAACGCACAACAAGCCTACGACCAAGCGTTGTATGCTCTGCGTAACCAAGGTGTGATGCCCGAAGAGATTACGATTATGATGAAGGATGGTCTTGACCACATTCCAGTTAAGCTGGAAGACGTTAAGAACATTGAAGGCAACTACTTGGTGCGTGTTGAAACGAAACAAGAACTTGACCCTACAGACGTAACACAATGGGAAATGTTTGACGTTAAGCGTAATTGGCTTGATCGTCTGCCATTGGTAACAAACAGTAAAGGTAGTGCTTCTCGTTGGATGTTTGATGCTTCGTCTATGTTGCACCCTACATACACCAGTGCTGCTATTGTTGCTTCTGACCGTGCTGCTTCGTTTGAAAAGCTTATGTTGGAATTTGCTTCCACATTCTCTGACAAATATGTTAAGCTGCCTAAGGCTGAACAGTTGCGTGTTGATAACTACATCCGTGAAGCTAACGCTAAACGATTGAAGATGGACACAGCTGACTTGTTGGCTCGTGGTATGTCTAAAGAAGAAATCAGTGCTGTTAAGTCTTGGCGTGATTTCTGGGATGGTCACTTCTATCTTGAGAACTTAGACGTTGTTCGTTCATTGAACAGTCAAGGTTATCAGAAGCTTGTAGCTCCTAACGCAGATTTGTTTGCTAAGGAACTTAAAGTAAGTCCAGGCCAAGTTAAGATGTATGACCCAACAACTGACATGGTGTTAACGCCTAGTGGTCAAGTAGTTAAGGATTTGTATGATAATGGAGGATATGTTGCACGTCTACGCCGTCCTAGTGCATTTGGTGCAGATACAGCTGAATATGTTATGGTTCGTAACAACGGTAGTGAATACCTTCGTAAGCTCCGTGACACAGACCAAGCTTTAAACTACATTGACGGTTATTATCAGGTTCAGTACAAGGCTCCTCGCTTTGTAGATGAAATCTCTCCTGATGGTATGCGTCGTGCTGTTGCTGTTGGTGGTGATACAGCTGAAGCTGAAGCATTTGCTACACGTATGCGAGCACAGAATCCAGACATGGTCTATAACGTCCGTGCTGATGATCGTGCAATGCGTACCAGCTCTGATGATTGGTTTGATATCAACTCTGCCTCAGGCCGTGTTGCTCAACGTCATCGTGGTAAGCTGTTGGAAGATGCTAGTGGTTTGAACTTGTTGGGTGATGGTAGTTATGTCGTTAGCCCGATTGATTCTGCTATTCATTCGGCTAAGAGTATTGCTGGAAGAACAATTAGTCGTCCTATGCTGGAAGCTTCTAAAGCTCGCTTTATGAACCAGTATAAGGAGTTTTTGCCTTCTGATGGGATGGGTGGTATTAAGTATCCTCATTCAGTTGAGGAGATTGGTGGCAAAGGTATGTATGTGTCTTCAGAAGTTGCCGATGCTCGTACTACATATGAATATCTCCGTTACTTAGAGAACGGGTATATTAACAGTATGGATAACGTGTTTAAAGCCACTATGCACTTTGTAGCAAATAGGGCAGGTAAACGTGGTATGTCTGCAACTGAACGTGCTGCTCTGCAAGGTGCTGAAATGTCTCCTTCCTCTATGGGTAAGGGTGCTGTGTTCGGTGCTTACATTGCTACAAACCCATTACGCCAATGGATTGTACAGGCTCACCAGATTGTTCGTACTTGGGCGTATAACCCACAAGGCTGGCTCAATGGTAACATTGAAATGCTTGCTGGTCAATACCTTGGTATTAAAGGTGGTGTATTAACTAATCCATCAGCTGATGCTAAAGCCTTCGTTAAGTTTCTTGACGATTCAGGTTTGATGGCTGCTGTGGATAAACAGAACTTGGTGCGTGGTACATTGCTTGATGCAGCTGACCAAAGCAACAAACTGTTGAAAGCTGTTAACACAGTTCCTAGCGCATTACGCCGTGTTGGTTTCGACGTAGGTGAAATGGCTAACACATTAGGACATGCTGCTGCTGTGTATGAGCGTTATAAGCGTCTCGGTAAGAATATGACTGACCCAACAGTGTTGGATGAAGTTGCTTCTGAAATCCGTGCTATTAGCTATGACATGAACTTTGCAGGGGATATGCCGTATAACCAAACAACTCCTTCAATGGTGTTGCAATTTATGCAGGTTCCTCATAAGGCATTCTTGCAAGCAGCTAATCGTCGTATTGATGCTGGTGTACGTGCTCGTATGGTTGTAGCTGATACAATTATGTGGGGAGTTCCTGGCTCTATGTTGGTTAGTGAGTTGCTTGGTGGAGATATTCTCCCTGACAATGCTAAGCTTCGTGAGCAGGTAGTGTATGGTTTAGAAAGCATGTTGTATAACGCAGCCTTGAAGAAATACTTCCAGACTGATGATATTAATATTGACTTCTCTAGCTTGGCTCCTTACGATATGCAAGGATGGGCACAGTTCTTTAAATCAATGATGACTGAAGGCGCATTTGGAGTTATCTCTAATAGCCCTGCTGGTGCATTGTTCTTGAAAGACGGTAGTCGTATTCAAACTGCTATTCATTCTGTTGGTCGGTTCTTTGGTATTGTACCAGATGACTATAAAGACCCACAAGAAGCTCTCTCAGTCATCAACGATGTATTGAGTATTTCTTCTGGTTGGAGTAACGCAGTTAAAGCTCACTTGGCCTTAGAGACAGGTAAGATTTACGATAAGTACGGTAACGTGATTGACAAACAGGCTCATCCGTTTGAAGCATATATGTTGGCATTTGGCTTTGCTCCATCTAACCAACGTGATATGTACCAAGCGATGAAGGCTGCATCTACTAAGACTAAGAACTTCAAAGAAGAAGTTGAAAGTGTTATGGATGAAGTGTCTCGTTATTATCATCGTGAATTGTCGAAAGGTAATACCGATATCGAGTATATGACTAAGGTATCGTCTTTCGTATTGAAGAAGTATGAGAACAACCCAGAAGCACAGCAGATTGCTGCCAACTGGATGAATCAGAAACTCTTCCAAGACAAAGACACCCAGATGATTTACATGATGATGAAGGCTGCGGGTATTCCTGAAGGAACCTCGTTACGCGATAACATTCGTCAAATGCCAGTCTCAGATGAACAGAAACAAATGATGTTGCAACGCGTAGATGACGTTGAAGCAGCAACAAAGAAAGGTAAATAATATATGGCTGAGTTTGGCTCACAAGCAACTCAGCTCTCCGCCCCGCAAGGGGCAGGGAGCGCACCTCTAGCACCTGTCCAACAACAGGCTGTTAATACAAGTTCAATTCAAATGTTGGCAGCTGCTGCTCCAGCTATTGGACAAGGCATTGCCAACTTCATGCAGAAGCAGGCTAAAGACCAAGAGACTGCTGTTGTCTCAGCTTATACGCAAGAACAGGCTACAATCAACGCAGCTATTGCTGACGGCACTCTGCAACCTGCTGAAGCTGCTGGTCGTTCTAAAGCTCTGTTTAGTAAATATGCTGCTAACTTTGCTGGCAATATGGAGTCTTTAAATAAAGCTCGTACAGCCCTTAGTGGCGGTTCTGAGCTGGGCACTGCTGAAGACGCATTGAAGACAGACCAAGAATTGCGTAAGAGTGCAAAACTGGCTGCTCAAGCTGATGGTGTAGAGTTTTATGGTGGTATGAGTAAGTCAGCAGAAGATGCTTTGCTACGTGCTCATTCTTCCAGCATTCGTATGCAGAAGCAGTTTGAACTACAAGTTAAGATGAACGCAGAGTCTCGTGCCCAAGGTAGTTGGGATAAAGAGATGCGTGATGCTCAGCTGAAAGATCAAAGCTTGATTCTTATTAACGACTTAGCAGGCTCCAACTTGGAAGCTTCTCGTGCTGTAGTTGTTGATCTGAAACAACAAGTGGCTTCTGGTAAGAAGACATATGACCAAGCCCGTATGGACTTGACTATGCACTTTACTCGTATCAATGCTGGTCTTACAGCTGCTGCTGGTAAGAACCCTGAGTTGGGTAGTTCGTATGTGAAGATGTTTGGTGATTTGCAGAAGGCTGGCGAGGCAATGCTTGACCCTAAAGCAGATGCTGCTAACTTGCAAGGCCAGATTGATTCGATCGTTAAAGGTCAAAGCTTGGCAGCTCTCCAGCGTGATCCTATATTGCAACGGTCTGTATCTGCTGCTGAACTGTTTAAAGGTAGCCCTATGGCCCTTCAGACAGCTCTTGGCACTAACGCTGGTGTAACTACTGCTGTAACCCAGATGATCTCTGGCGCTAATATTGTTAACCCTGTCATCGGTAATACACAAATTGAAAAAGGTGTATTCGATACGTTGAAGGGTGGTATGAATGACGCTGTACGTAATCCTGGCAATACTCAATATGAGCGTGAACTTAATCAAGGTATTAACGCTACATTGAAACAGGTGGGTGAACAGGTAGGTAAGGGTGATGCTAAGGCGTTGCAAGAGTCTGCTAAGTTCTTTGCTTCGCCTGAATATGGTAATTGGATTCGTAGTAATCAAGTAGACCCACAGACACAAGCTAACGCTTCTAAAGTGTTTAAGCTGGTGTATGAGCAAGCTATTGTTAAAGGTATTGAGCAGCAAATGTCTGCTGCCTTTGCACAACAGCCTGCTATGCCTGCTGCTGGTATTATGAGACAATCTATGGGTGGTGAGTCTGTAGCTGTTGAAGCTGTTAAGCCTGAGAACCTCTCAGTGTCCTTTACAGGCTCTGGTATCGTATTCGATATGAAGAACGTGCCTAATGACCCTGTGGCTCAACGTAACGCTCGTACTGCTATTGATTCGTTGAACAAAGCACAGAAAGCTGTAAACGAAGTTATTCGTCTTGGTGCTCACTTAGAAGGTTCTACCGACTATGCTAAGCAATGGGAAGATAACAAACACATCTACTTCCCTAAACTGTTCTCTGGATATAAGAATTTGGAGATTGGTCAAGTGGTTGATGGTTTACGCTATAAGGGCGGAGACGCTAAGAAAGAAACTTCTTGGGAGCAAGTTAAGTAATGGCTGATACAGAAGTTAAGCCTGTGGAATCAAAACCACAGGAAGCTCCTGTTGCTAAGCCTTGGGAACAAGAATGGGTTCAGAAACCAGTGCAAGCTGTCTCTGAATCTATTCAAGCTACTAAGGAGACGGTAACAGAGGCCGTAAAAGGCTTTAAATGGCCTTGGGAGAGGGATTGGACAAGCAAGACACCCGAACCTACACAGACAGTTGATAAGGGCGTTAAACAGCCTCCTACACAGATTGATGTAGAGAAGCATGTTGACAAAGTTATTGCTGCTGAAAGCTCTAATCGTCCTAACGTAAAGAGTAAGACAAGCACTGCTGCTGGTCTAGCTCAATTTACAATTGGTACATGGCGTGAGCAAGTGGCTAAACAAGGTAAAGACTATGTTGCAAAAGATAGATTTGACCCTGTTAAAGCTAGAGAAATTGCTGTTGGCTTCACTAAAGAGAATTTAGAGCGAGCACGTAAACAGCTGAATAGAGAACCTACTGCTGCTGAGCTTTATATGTATCACATGCTCCCACAAGGAGCTAGTCGTATGATTAAAGCTAACGATAATGTCCCTGCTGCTGAATTGTATAGTGCTGCGATTACAAAAGCTAACAAAGAAATCTTCTTTGAGAAAGATGGACGTAAGCTTGTTCCTCGTACAGTTGGTGAAGTTAAAGCAATCTTTGAACGTAAGGTGAAGTAATGGCTAAAAAGGGTGAGATGAAAAAAGGAGCTAAGGCAGATAGTGTTCGTCAACGCGAATACAATTCTAGTCCTGAGCAGAAGAAACGCCGTGCTGAACGTAATCATGCACGGGCTATCATGGAGCGTAAAGGTGCGGTACGTAAGGGCGATGGTAAGGATGTGGATCACAAGAACCACAATACTAAAGATAAATCTGCTCGTAACTTACAAGCTATTCCGAAATCAAAGAATCGTGCCATGAACCAGTACGATAAACGCAAAAAGAAATAACCTAGGGTAATTAATGGCTAGTACAAAATCAGCACGTAAACGTAGAGTTGTGCAAGAACATCGTGAACCAGTAGCATCATTCAACGGAATGGTGCCTAAGAATCTGGCTCAACAAGTGTATCTTGAGGCAATCGAAAGAAGCGATGTGGTATTTGGAATTGGTAGTGCAGGCACAGGGAAAACCTATGTGGCAGCTTCATACGCAGCGGAGAAGCTTTTCTACCGAGAGATTGATAAGATTATTGTAACTCGTCCTAACGTGGAAGCTAGTCGAGGATTCGGCTTCTTGCCAGGAGACTTGGACGAGAAGTATGCCCCTTATCTAGAGCCTTTTGAGAGTGTGTTCATCAGATCGTTTGGTAAGTCTCTATACGATCTCTTTAGGAAGCGTGGTCAGATTGACCCACGTCCTTTAGGGTTTATGCGAGGCGCTACATTTGATAACGCTATTGTTCTGGTTGATGAATGTCAGAACATGACCCATAAAGAATTCAAGCTTCTGCTTACACGCATTGGAGATAATACGAAAGTAATCTTCTCTGGTGACAGTAGACAGGTTGATATTCAGGATTCAGGATTGCTTGATACGATTGATCGTCTTAAGTATATCCCTGAGATTGAAACCATTGAGTTCCATCCCTCCGATATTGTACGTAGTGCTCTGTGTAAACAGATCATTCTAGAATACGAGCGATAAAAAAATAACCCCCTAAGATGTTGAGTCCTAGGGGGTTTTTTATTGCTTAATCGGTAACTACATAAGGCACACTACGCACCTTAGGATATAGTTCACGGAATTCAGCTACTGCAATATCCTTGCCAATAATAATCTCAGTGAATGGAATATCTTTTTGTTTATATTCCATCTTCAGAGCATCACAGGCTGGACAATGGGGTTGAGAGTAAATTGTAATATTCATTTTAAATAATCCATCATACGTTGTAGGATTTGAGGTTTATCAAATACGTGTCCTAATGCAGTATTGCAATGGAAGCACAATAAACCTCTCACCTTATTTGTTTCGTGACAATGATCAATACAACAGGAAGAGGGTATACGCTTTTCACCTAGACGCAAAGCAGAGTGGTCATGTGTTAATTCTCGTTCACAAATCTTACACTTACCGCCCTGCTCATTAAACATATTAAGATATTCGGATTGGGTTATTCCGTATTTCTTTTTAAGATGTTTATTGCGATATGTTGTTTTTCTGTCACCACCTATAGGTTGGCAGTCATAACACATTACTCGTTTATGACTACCTCTCCCGTTTATCAGTTCAAATTCTGAACCACAACCTTGACATTTCATAGTTACCTTTCTTAGATATTATACTATACCACAAAAGATAACTAATCTCGACAGTTAACGAATTGGACAAGCACCTGTGGTGCAATCTTCTTCTAGAACTGCATCAATATCGTTGGCTTGATCCAGAATAATTGGTTGCAGAATAGATGAATATTCATCAAAAGCCTCTTTGGTTACGACTTCCTGGGGCAAGTACAAGTATCCAGCGTCTTTTGCTGTTTTGGTAGGATCGGTTCTAAATAAGAAAGACACTCCAACATAAACATCCCAATTATCATAAAGCCAATCGACAATTTCATCTACTTCCTCTACTGAATAACTAATAGTAGCTGATACGTTCTGTTGACACCAGTTTTGCATCAACATCTTGTAACGCTCTAATTGCGTAATGGCAGATTCCAGATTAACCTCCAGAACCACACCATCCTTCTCGAACTTATCGAATGGAACCTCATCCCATGCTACAGGAAATGTAATCAACACAGCTGAGGGATCAGTAGGGTTGTCAATAACTTTGTATCCAGCAGCACGACACAATGGAACCAATGGATCATGTTTACCGAAGTTAACGTTATTGAAGATATACTTGCCTAGTGGCTTGTGGACACCTTCTGTAGTATCCATGATCTTACTAAGTGTCCCGCTGGGCTTAACTGTTGTGACATTCTTAGGTCGTGGAAGCCCAAGCTCATCAGCCATGGAATAAGCGCCTGAAGTGGCGGTACGCTTGAGTTCTTCGTATTCGTAACCTCCAAGGTCTGGGCGTCGAACGATACCTGTAAGACCCACTCCACAAAGTCGCAGGAATTCATTGTTAAGATGCCAGGCTTCCTGAAGAATTCCGTCCATGAGATTAACACAGGTTTGTCGGTAGTTGGCGCGGCTGGCAATATAGATTGCTCGACGAAGGCCCGCAGAGTCACCCTTGAATTTTCCAACGTCAGTCTCCGTTAAGTTACAGAAGGATTTGTTTCCAAGGAGAATTTCAACACAAGGGTTAGCTCCTTTGAACCAAGGGGCACGTTTTCTTGCACTGACACCGTTGATGAAACCAGGCTCACTTCCACCTGCTGCGACCATGAGCTTAAAGATTTCTGCAATATTGTCTTTGCTCGGCTTGTGATTAAAGAGCAAGCTATTGTTGCTCTGTCCTCGTTGTACATTCTTAGCCCACCAATCTTTCTTGGCTACTGCAAATTCTTCCCATTCATCTTCTCCATACTCGAATAGAGCAATCTCAGCTGAACGGCGAGAAGATAGGACAGTCCCAAGCCAATTAACCACGTCAAGGATATCAATACGGCTAAGCAAACTACCGCTACGCCGATTGAGAATTTGAAAAATCGCTTCATAAGCTTTTGCAATGGATGCGTCACCGCTGCTAATCCAACCATATCCTTTGAGCCTTTCCCCTGCGGGTCGAATCTGTGAAAAGTCCAGTACAAGTTTACGTGCTGGATACTTGTGCGACATAAGTTTACCAATTGATTTAGACCAAGCCTCAGCTGAGTCACCAATTCGGATCGTCCATACACCGTCTTTAAAAGTTTCTGTATTGTGTTGATCACCATCTTTATCTGTACGTGTGCTACGGATTACTTCGAGTTCACGGATAGGTTCTTGGAAGCCGGTAAGCTGTCCCACAATCGGTCTAAATCCAACTCCACACCCTTGCATGAGCAACCACAGAACATCGACAACGTCGTATACCGTTTCAACATGAGTGAACGAACAGTTGAATTGAGAGGCTTCCCGTCGTTTAGCCACGTCTGTGCCGCCAAGCCATAGAGTTCGACCTGACATGAGCACTTTGCGGTCGAGCATAAGGTATCGAAGTTCTTCGAGTTCCATGAGCTGTTGGGTGTCAAGCTCTCGTTGCTGTGCTCGTTCCCACAACCATTGTTGATGGAGGATGACTCGATTAACTGTTTGTGCGAAGGTTTCAAATACTGTGCCTTTGTCATCTAATGGACGATTGTAAGTACGTCGCATCAAGAGCTGTGAACGGAGAGATTGGATTTCTTGAGTCATTTAGTTCCTTATAATTAGTATGCTTTGCCACCGATGCCGAGTCGGTTTTCTTTCTTGTGGTCTGCACGACCTGCGTTGTATTCCATTTTCTGCTGGAACGCTTTACCCAAATCCATATTGTAAGCGCCAGCAAGGTCAAAGATGCGGATAAGAGCATCAGCAAGCTCAACAGTACGACCATCAAACCAAGGGAGCTTATCATCCATCAATCCTTTACGATCAGCTTCCATAGCCTCAGCTAGCTCTGATACGGTTAGCATGAGCTTATTACTGAATGCGAAAGGGTTTTCAGTAATAGACTTGCCAGTGTTAATATCGTGCCACCAACCAGCTTCTCGAGCTTGCTTGTGGCATTCGTACATCAAATCATCAATCTTTTGTTTCATTCTTCTTATATGCCTTACAATATACAATTTTTACATTACCGACCTGTTCAATAACAGGCCAGTTTTTAAAAGGGAGGTGACTACAATCGTCTCTTTTATTGACACAATTAAAACACAAACCCCCTTTAGGTTGATACACCTCAATCATATTTCTTATTGATGTAGTCCAGTGATACTGGCATCAAATCAAACTGACCATCATTCACTTCATGCAACATCAACATACCACGCCAGTGCTTATTACCTTGAGCACCTAAGTAGTCTTCGTCATGTTCATAACAGCTACCTGCAATAATACTCGTCAATCGTTGACCATCACCACGATGAGCTGTTGCAATCTGCAAGCCCTGTTGATGACCAGCAATACAACTCATGTGTTTCTTATTCAGCTGAGCATTGGCAGTTGCAGCTGGACGACCTGCAATACCTGTAACGAAGTAGTGGCTAAAAGCAACACCACCAATAATAACCACCTCCAGAAAGTCATGTACGTTCCAATCGTCTAGGTAACAGTCTTCAACACCGATAGTACCTTCAAGCTTAGCATCGTTGTTTACAGCACGATTAATACGGTTCTCATGGTTACCCATTAGGAAGTGCATTTCAGGGCGATAACGGGGCTTGTGGTTCGCTACAGCACGGAAATTATGTGCTTTGATTGGTGCCAACAACCGTGTCATACCAGCATTACCAGCTTGAATGTCATTCTTATAACGACGACCTTCAAAACTCTTCTTACCAATGTCATAACTACTCAAACTAGGCATATCCCAATGGTCACCTAGATGGATGATTACGTCTGGTTGTTTCTCTACCAGATACTCACCAATCTTACTCAGATATGTAAGGTCTACACCTGGCTTAACTTGTGTGTCAGGGATAACTGCAATTTTCATTTGACTACTTCCAAAATGTTAGGGAAATCCTTTTTCAAGGCTTGATATACTTTCTCGGCAACTTCACGATGTTCCTTCTGTGTTGAGGGATCAAGGCGTACTTGCAAGTAATGAATCCAGCTACGTAATGTGCCAGTCATGTACATACGGCTACCTGTCAGACCTTCTGGTAACACCTTACGTGCTACCTCTTTGGCAATACCGTTGTCCAATGCCCATTGATATGTCTTAACGCTATGGTCAATCAAATCTTTCTGAGCACGTTGCCAAATCTCATCTAGCTCACGATCTTCGTTAAGCAAGCTGCTCTGACGATTCTTTAAGTCTTGTAATCGTGTCTCACCTGTCTCAAACTCAGTGGCAACTGCATATCGCTGACTGAATTCTTGAAAGGCGAAACTACGATGACGAAGAATCTGACGGGCAATGTCACGAGTAGTTTCAATCTCTACACATGCACTAACCATCTCGAACGGTGACCAATGCTTATTACGAACCAAGTATTGCAACAGTTTAGCTGCTGACTCCTTGTTATCTTGATTAGCAGGATTACTTACACGGGCCATGTAAGCTACCAGATTCTCTGCATCTGGCGTTGCCCAAATTAATTTAACTTTTGACATTCTCTCTCTTTGTTGATTCAATATTATGAGGAAGCAAATTCTTCATTAAAAGAATCCAACCTTGAATTGGACGCTCTTCTGCACATTGAAGATAGTGTTGATTAGCTAACCATTCTAACGTCTCCTCAGGGGACATTAGTTTTTGTTTGTTTTTCATTGATAAACCAACTATCGTTTAGATCGGGACGATTCTTTAAGTTATTAGAAAGAAACATCCAATTACAGCCAACATGGTCAATATGCGGAAGACCACTTTCTGGATCAATATACTCACCCCGCATAATTGCAAACAGATGACGGAGCAGAGAGGCAATGAGACGAGAGTTATTAATGCCACCTCGCCAATTGTCTGCTGCATATTTCTTAGCTCCGAATGTTAATACTGCTGCTAAACCCTCAATCGCTTGTGGGTCAATAAGGTTTAGCATAGGTTTGTCTTGATCGTGTTTAACACCTTCTTTAGACATGATTCGTTCCATTAGTTCGTTGAACCTTTGCTCAAGCTGTAAGTGAGAATCCACGATTCACCATCTCGATCTCAAACAAGTCCTTCGCAACATTGCGTTCCTCTTTCGGAATCAGATTGAAATAACCTAGGATTAGAGCTGCACCTTTAGGTGTGATGCGTTTCTCTTTGTTTGTATGATCTTCAGCCATGTTTGCCATGACTCGTGCTCGGTTGAATGGGCGAAGGTTGTCGTCTTCAACATCGTTAAACAATGAGAAGCCTTTGAATTCACTTTGATTTGACATTAGATTTTCTTTCTTGATTTTCTTCTTTTGTAATGAGCTTGTGGCAGGGCTTGCACACAACCTCTAGGCCGTCTTCTTCACAGAATAGTCGGGAGATTACATTATCCCATGAGTCGAATCCAGATACAGGAACGACAGGGATAATATGGTTGACTTCCACATTCTTAGCTGGAAAGTCTTCTTTACACTTGTTGCACGTATAGAACTTAGCTAACCTACCAGAAGCAGGATTAACTTTCTGACCTACACACGCCTTAGATAACACAGTGTACTTAGGTGGCCAACGTTGAGAAGCACTACGCAATGCACTCTTAACGAATGAATTGAAACGTGCTACTGTCCATGTACCGTTATTATAACTTGTCTTCGTCATCATCATCATCCTCATCTACAATTGGAGGAGGATATACGATGTTCTCTTTGATAACTACATCAAAGCCAAATCTATTCAGTAACGCATTATATACCTCCTCTGGTTCATACGATTCTGAAGAATAGCAATGCGCGTGAGGCATCATCTCCAGAATTACTACATTGTCTACTCTTACAATAGCTCCCTCAGCATACGATGGGCCACACGTCTCACAATCATATTCGTCGTATACCCATTCAATCTCTACGCTATGTCGGGGAGGCTCCACAGGACTGGCTGTCCCGTCTCCGTCAACTCTCTGGTCATCCACAATAAGCGTCCTTGCTCTAACAGTTCTACATCCCAAGCATCCCCATAGGCGGCCTTGTAAGCCTCTCTAACGGCCTTAAAACATTCATCAGGTGTCTGCATATGTTCTAAGATTTCAAAGGCTGCTACAGGCCCGCATTTGTCAATGCCAGGAATACTATCTACTCGATCACCTGTCAGGCATTGGGAGTAGAAGAATTTGATACCATATCCCTTAATTGACTTTCGGTCATGTGATAATGCGATAGAGCCAAATTCGTCAACCAACATGGGGCCAAATTGGGGCTGGTTGGCAAGTTCCCATCCGTAGTGCCATCCTGGGACTTGTCTAAGGTCTTTATCACGGGTGCATATGATGGTTTCGTCTGGTCTTCGGGTTTGTTCGAGGGCCATAAGGTCGTCTGCTTCCAACCAGTCTTGTTGTCTGTAGTCATATACAGCTTTCAGATATGCTTTGATGTTCTTGTAATGCCAAGGCTTGTTTCCAGGTCTTGCTTTATAGGGTGTGCGTTTAGCAATATCGAATCTAAAGTTTGTAGAACCAGTGAAGAACAGAATAGGCGGTGTGCTATCATCCTGTCCTGCAATGGCTACGATATTGTTAATCCTGTTGGTTAGTAGTTGTTCTACATAATCCCAACTAGGGAAGCCAGGCTGTTGCCAACCTGACTCCGCTGCAAACCCGATCTCATAACACAGAACATCTGCGTCGATCAGGCATTGCATTAGTAAGGAGCGTCTTCGTCTTCAGCTTCTGCTGGTGGCTCCTCAGCCTTAGGAGGCTTAGCAGCTGGCGCTTTAGCACTACGAGGACGATCACCACCGCCACCTAACAACTGCTCAAGGGGAGAACCTTTGTAGTTCAGATTGCCCTTAATCTTTTCACGCAACCATTCAGGCAATGCATTGAATACGTCCAAGTCAGGTGCATCCAAGTCCAAGAGCTTAGTAGGGTTAACCAGCTCGGGACACTTGTCAGCGTCACGAGGACGCATAGCAGAAATAGTTGCAATATTGTCATATACCTTGTCACCCACTGCGTTGTTAACAATGGTCACATTGATCGGCTGACCAATCGCCTTAGCGAAGTCACCGTCAAACTCACCTGATGGATCAAGCGCATTGTAACGCTGTGTGCTCTTAGCCTTATCTGCATACAAGCCATAGAACGGCAGTGTCTCAGAAATCCAACGAGGTTTGTCAGTCAACTCCTCACCATTCTCATCAAGCATGAATGTGTCAACCAATTCGTAGGTCAACATAATCTCTTGTGCTGGAGGCTTGTCCTTGCCTTGATATGGACGTTGAGCTTGCAAGCCCAAGTCAATGATCTGTACTAGACGAGCTGGATATGTACCTGGCTCAATGTTAGCCTGAGGTGTACGATTGCCACCACCATTACCGATTTTCTTTGCGTTAAGTGCCATAGTTATTTCCTTTTCGATTAATTAAATGTTACTGTTTGTTTTACGAAGCGACCACGAGTGTCACGATACACTGTGATTCGTTCAATACCACCAATCGGTGTAGTTTGACTACGATGAAACATCATATCACCGTATTCATTGCGGAACAATCCGCGTTCACCTTGCATGACTACTCGGCCACGCAATTTCCAACCATTGAATGTATTGTTCATATTAAACTGCTTGAGGGAAGTGACGAGCTTTGGTGATATTACGCAAAGGATATACCAATGTCTCACCTTCTTTAGTCATAACAGCGATAACTGTATTACTCACTTGATAACCGATAATGTCTTCATACACTTCAACGTGTGGTTTATATGTATCAGTATCAATGTCATACTCTGAATGAAATGTCAATTCAATATTGTATGGAGGTTTTTGTTCGTCGTCAAATTGTTGTGCTGCTTGTGTCATATATTTCCTTAGTGAATGGCGTACCAATTACGCCCAATAGCACCCTCACCAGCGTGAGGACACTTAATACCATAGTATTCGCCTGCTAGACGAATAGCGTCTTCTGAGATGCGTTTAACATCATCAGCAATTTCTTGTCTACACTCGATTGTATACTCATCGTGGTACCAACAAACAACACCGTAGTCAACCCCCCAGACGTACTTCTTTTCAAGTTCTGCACACAAGATGCAGTAGGCTTTAGCCATGTGAATGGCTTCGTCTGATTGTAGGAGATATACTAAGATTTGATGTTCAGAAGGAACCTTAATAGGTCTACCGTCAAGTCCTGTAATAGTTCCGTTGAAATATTCCATTCGCTTGAACTGTTGATTATATCTTTGTCGTGCTGTGCTTCTCCATTCTTTAGTTAGTCGCTCCATGAGTTCACCAAGTCCGTCAAGACCTCGGTATAGTTTATCCCTGAGTTCTGCTCCAGAACCCACAGGCTTCTTAGCAGTCTTTGCAAGTTTTGTATCTCCTCCTCCGAAGAGCAGACAATACATAACGTTTTTCGCAATGTCTCGGGATTCAAGGTCGCCAGCGACTTTGGTAAGGGTGTGAGGATCAGTGCCATCTTCTTTATTACCTGACACCATAGCATAGATATAGGCATCACTACCCATACGTGCTGCTAGTTGTCTTAGTTGATTGCCTGCCGAATCTGTTCCAACGAGGGTAAACCCATCTTTGGAGGAGAAGATGGCTCGCATCTGCTTACCATAGAAGCTTGAGGCTTTAGGTATGTTGACAATATTTCTGTGCGTAGCTCGTCCCGTGACGGCAAGCGTGTTGACAACAGAGCTAATTCGTCCATCTTCTCGAATAAGACCAAATAGTCCTTCAATAACTGAACGCCTCTGCCTGCATTGTACTCGTCGTGCGACAAGAGCACCAAGCTTTGACTCAATTCCTTCAAATGGATCGTCTTTGCTGAGTTTAGGGCTTGTTCGTTCACCTTCATCGTTTGTGTTCCATTCTAATGGTTCCCATCCTAGTTGTAAAAGAAAGTCTTTAGTTTCCGCATTGGAGTCTAAGTCTGTTACCCTAAAGCTAACACGACTAAAGCAACCAACAACGGGCTTAGTGCCGATAGGAATATTACTCCTGCCACACCAATCAATAACACTTTGAGAATAAGCACCCGACTTGAGGAAGGGTTTTCTGATGTAGTTGTATTCGCCATTCTTTTTTGTTTCTTCAATCTCCAGAATCTGGGGTAATCGAGGAGTGATTACACTGTCAATTCGTTCTATCCATTTAGTAAGCTGACGTACACAGAAGTGCATATGGTCTTGGTCAACAAGCCAACCGTATTCCTCTTGCTGTTGTAGTCGTGTAAACAACTCAAACGACATAAGGAAAGCGTTACGCCACTTACCACCCTTAGATTCTTCAAGCAATGCTTTATACACTAGCTCTAGAATTTCAACGTCTTCAGTACAACGATGTAGCATCTCTTCCGAGAATACTTCCCAATCGTTATGCTCAGGTTTGCCACGACCAACACGATAACCCCATGCCTCAAGTGAATGAGGGCCAGCTTTCTTGTTAGCACAGTTGAATGGTACTAGGCGCTTAGGGTCAAGCAATCGAGACATGATTAGTGTGTCAACTACCTTACCCTTATACGTCCAGTTAAACAACTTCTTGAGCAAAGGGAAGTCGTAACCAATACCATTGTGAGCAATTAGAACATCAAACGATTCCAAGTACCTGAGTAAGTCATAGATTTCAGTAGGTCGAAACTTACGTACTGGCCCATCTAATATCTTAACTACGCCACAATGGACACGAGTTGCTTCACGGACAAATCCATTAGCTTCTGTATCAAAGGACGCTATTTTCATCAATCAATCTCTCTAATCGCTCAATCTCATCCGCAGCTTCTTCAAGAATGTCAGCAATACGATCAGGCTTACCTTCTTCTACAGACTTACGCCCTGGAATCTGTCTCCGAATCTTAGCTCGAATACGTAGACGTTGTACAAGTGTATCACTCACTGTATAGTTCCTTTAATTCGTTACGGAATCGCTGAATGATTTGATGTGTCTTAGCGTATGAGTAGTCAGTAATGTGACAAATATCAATTGCGTTATATCCATTCTTGAAATGGAGTGTAAGCACTTCTACTTGGTCAACACCCTTAGTTTCTACTAGGTCTAAGATTTCCTTCAGGATGCGCTCAGAGTAATGAGGGCAGTTAGTATCCACTGCTTCTTCATCTTCTGAATCCCAAGAGGCATGTCCCATTTCCTCACGCTTGTAGTCACGTAATGCGTTATTAAGAAGCATTGAGAACCACTGGTCGAAACGTTGTGGGTCACAACTGCGACGATAACGAATAGCTCGCTCATATGCTGTCTGGACTACATCCTCACCAGCATGTGGACTACCTGCTCGGAATGACATTTTCTTTACGATACGTTGGCGATTAGCCAAGTAATGTTTCTCAATAGCTTCTAATTGCATTAGTTAATCTCGTTGAATAGACCTGTTGAATTATCCCAATAGAGTTTGTAGCGGCCTGTCTCACCAAACTCTCGATCTTCTAGCAATACTAGAGTTCGTAGATTGCGTTCCTCGCTTGGCAGATTTGGGTCTCTATTACCTTCGAGTCCGAGCATGAGGTTGCAAGAACGAGCCATAGCACGAGATCCAGCAAACTGAGAGGAAAGAACTTCACCACCTCTTTCGTGAGGTGGGCCAGAATCAGGATTCCTAAGGTGACAAAAAATGAAAATAACAACATTAAGGTCAAGGGCCATAGCAGACAGCTCTTGAGCAATTTCTTGAAGTTTGACGTTTGCACTAGCTGCATCCATTCCGTTAGTTAAGTTGGTAATAGGGTCAATGATGATGACTTTACATCCTTCACTAGCAGCAGCACGAATGTCACCTTTGAGCGTATCAAAGCCAACGTGCTGATACAAGTTAAGCATATACAAGTGATCTTGTAACACTGTCCCTGCTTTGTCATAAGCTTGATCGTCGAAGGGTTTAGTAGGGTCGTGAAAGAACTTACCTACTAACTTACCCGCAACGAGCTTATATGTTTTCTTGTTGCTCTCTTCAGGCTTGACAAGAAAGACTTTCCATCCGTGCTCCTTGATAAAATGAGCTGCAAGGGTGTTAACGACCTCCGACTTACCTTGTTTTTGACCAGCACCAATGTAAATGGTCTCTCCCAAGCGTATACCCCTCGTTGCTTTAGTAATATGCTCCCACGGCCAGGAAACTCCAAATGTGGGCGGCTCTTTACCAGCTTCGTGTAAATCATTGCCCGATACAAGACGAGTATTCTTCGGCTTTTGGGCATTGAATTGGCACGCGTTATAAGCTGCCTTACTACGTCCATCGAGAAGACATTGGTTAGCATCTTTGGATGGAAGACTGGCAACCATCGCATCAGGGGCGATACGTAATACATCTTCTACCGCTTTCTTACCAGCTGCATCGTTATCAAAGACAAGAATGATTTCCTTAAAGATTTTACGAATCTCAGGGAGCATCTTAGCAAACTGCTTAGAGGCACCTCCAGAACCGTTACTAAGGGACACAACAGCGGGATTGTAGTCCGCATACTGAGTACCTTTGTTATGATCTTTAAAGATTTGATACAGGGCTACTGCATCACATTCACCCTCAGTAACAAACAGCTTCTTACCACCTGTCTGCACTGCTTGTTGCCAACCGAAGAAGTCAGCGTTCTTAGTGGAACCAATGGCCCACATACGCTTGTTCTCGATTAGGCGAACCTTGTAACCAATAAGCACGTCACCCTCATAATAAGGATAGTAGTGCGTTACTGGCGTTACACCGTCTGTCTCTGATACACCGATCTTGACACCAAAGTATTCTAAAGATTCTTTCTTGAGCTTACGATCAGGGAGAGCAACAGTTTGGTAGTCTGCTACTTCCTTAATCTCAGCTTCAATCTGTTCCTTAGACTTAACGATAGACTGTGGCTTATAGTCTTTCGGTTTGTCATGGTAGGGGTCAGGGACATGAGTACCACAAGCGAAACAGAAACCATCGTATGTACCATCTTCTTTGAGAAAGACTTGTAATCCGTTGGCACTGTTACACTTATCGGTTCGGTGTGGTAGTTTTTCCACACATTTAGACAATACGTTCCCCCTTATCTAAAGGTCGTTTCAATTCTTCCAAGGTCTCTGCTAAACAGTACTTAGGAATATATTTAGGATCAAACCACCAAATCTCGGCGTCTGTTTGACTGTAATACTCCCAGCCTAGAAATAAGGTATACTTACGTACACCGTATGTTCCGTTGTTAAAGTAAACAACATGAGGTTTGAATGGGTTATACAGCTGCATATGGTTTCAAGAATTGCATGATCTTTTGCAAGCCTGATGCGTTATAGTTGGGCAACTTATACAAACGAGTTTTAATCGCTTTCAGTTCACCTTCTACAACTTCACGACCACGATGGTCATCAGCAGGAAGTTTGTCCAATGTTGCAAATACCATACCAAGACGGTGTTCCAACATCAAGGACTCAGACAATGTGTTTGTTACGCCAGATTTACTCATGTTATGCTTTCGGTTTAAATAGTGCAGGGGTTTGTTGGATTAGTTTCTTTTGAATACGACGAATGGTGTCACAGTATTCTTGGATGTTGAAAGGGAACGGATACTCAAAATGAATATCAGCATCTTTCAATGTAGCTTCGAGCATATCTATATCAACTCGTTCAAAGTCTCGTAGGTCAACTTCAGATAGTGCGCTCATGTGATCTCCTTTCTTATCGACGACTCTTTAGGTCATCAATTGTTGCGATGATTCGATTAGCTTGTTGTACTCCAAGTTTTCCACGCAACCAAGCATCTGATGATTGTTTCTCTTGAAACGTTCGATCATCTCTGCCATTGGACAAACGCTGTGATACATAAGCAGATGTAGCCTGGTTATGATTAAGACCTTCAAACATACAATTTCTCCAGTGGGAACATGCTATTACTCCAGTTCTGTGAACTTCTCGACATATTTATCGAGAGTTGTACCAAATAAACCTGGAGCAGTGTTGATTTCAAGCACATAGAACTTATTCTGACGTGCGTTGTAAATCATATCCACTGCACCAAAGTCTAAGCCAAGGGTTTGAATGGCCTCAATAGCCATCTCTTTAGCTACATCAGGCAACTCAATGTCTTGGTTGGCATAGATGAAACCATTCGCATGATTACGTACTTGCCAATTAACATTGTCGTCTGGTACATCTAATGCACGAGCCTTACGTTGGATGAAGAATACATCGAAGTCGAATACGTGTAGACGATACTCTTGTTCTTTTTTAATGTACTTAACATACAGCTTGGCATCATCACTAAGCAAGTCATCAAACTCAACTAAACGAATACCCTCACCACTATGACCAGTGAGAGTATGACGCTCTACAATAGTGATGCCACTGTTCAACCATTCCTGAGCTTCAACACGGTCTGTTGTATAGTCAGGGATTGGTACGATTTGGTCTAAAGCCATGAAAGTCTTTAGCTTGTTAGCGGCAATAGCTACTGAGTCAGGATGATTGTAGATACCTACATTGTGTGCATACTCACGATTAATCTTGGATGAACCCCAATTAATGAACGTGTCAGCTATCATCTTCCCTTCAGGCTTGAGTCGCTTAACACCTAACGCTTGAGCCAGAGCTTTCGCTGACTGGCTTGCCATTTTATATGGATAGATTTTCATATTACAAAGCTCCTGCATTATCAACCATAATGTCATCATAAATCACACGTACTGGATTGGCACCACGACGACCAATGGCACGAATTGCCATAGCTTCTCCTTCTCGACGAATAGCCTCTCGTCGTTGATCAGCTCTAACTTTCTCGGCTATAATAGCATCCCAGTTGATTGGATTATTTACCAACTGATCAGGACGAGGGGCAGGGATGCGAGGTTCAGGGACTTTAACAGCACGACGTAGCTCTCGTGCCTCGTCTTGCTGACGTACCATCTCTTCAATCTCAAGCTTCTGACGCTCTAAGCGTTCCTTACGATCTTGAAGGATAGCCTCATCCATAGCTGAGTTATCTGTAAAGTTGTAAGGCAACTCAAGAGTGAGTGAGAAGCTGCTACGCATATCCATCTCCATCTCTGGATATGTAAACGCTGGAGATACATCACCCAATACAATCTCTGCGAATTCCTCAGGGGTACTGTTAACAAACAAGTCATGGATAACTTGAGGGTTAGCATGTTCTTTAGCGAATGAACGTAGGTTGTCCAATGCTTGCAACCATGTAGTGATGTAGTCAACATCCATGTTACCCTTGAGTGAACGGAACTCAAGACTGCCATACTTAGATGTAGCGGCTACGTTGATGGAGGCATAACGTACAGCGTCACCGTGGATGTGTTTCAATGCACCATGACCTTGACGGAACAGCATGAACAGATAATCCATTAAGCCCTCTGCATCTTGTAAACGCAGACAGAAACGATTACCTACACGTTCCTTACCACAATAACGAACCAATGGTTCCTCTAGCAACAGGTATGTGTAAATCATGTTCAGATACTGATTGAATGTCAGTTGCTGTACGTTGACGTGAACGTGTACACTGGTACGGAATGAGAAGTTAAGACGAGCATTAGCCTCATCCTGTGCCTTACGTAATTGCGTAACAGCGTCAATAGCTTTCTGCAATTCCAAAGGCTTACGCAATACATACTCAGCTGCCTCATCAGGGAAGCGACCACGCAATGAACCATCGTTCTCAATCTTCCACTGAGCAGGGACAGCATCAGTAAGGTTCTTACCTTCTGTCTCAATCTCAATACCGAATGAACCGTTAGTTGGCTTTTGCTGCAATAGTTCGTGTAGTTTTGTCATAGTTAGAGATTACCAATGTATCAAGATGGGTGTATTGTGGGTTAAATACAATACGCTTAGTCGTAGACATACGTGGTGGGATGTTACCCACATGAGTAGTCTTGTGGTAGATACGACGCTCAGAGTCAACAGCAAACTGTTTATGGAATGCTACAACACCCTTATGCTCCGTAACGATGCGTAAAGCCTCAGCAAGCGTAGGATATTCGTTATCCAATGCCTTGGCCCAACCCTTCGTATTCATGCGGTATACGAGGTTATAGTCACGCTCTGCTGACTTACGATCAGTAAAGGGCATAGAGTGGAGCTTAACATTACCACGATTCAAACCTACTTGGAAGCGTCGCACAGGTTGACGAGTGACAAACACACAGTGAGTACCCTCGTTAACAAAGCCGATACGTGCCAATGGAGGGCCGAATAGGTCAGCATCGAACTTAGCCTTAGCACTTTTACCATGACGGAGCATGATGAATGTGACATTAAGCTCACGGTCAATGTCTGTTACACGTACAGGGGAACCCTTATACGTACAAATGGTATCGTGATACAGTTGTACCACATCACCGTGACTCATCTCAGCCATAACACACCTCAATATTCTCAGCTTGGATAATCTTATTGGCAGCTTTCTTGTCGCCAGTATTGATGATCTCTTGAATGTCACCATACTTGTCAGCAAGATTGTTGCCAGCCATTAACTCGTTCATACCTTTGACAGTATTACGATACACCCAACGCATCAATGCCTCACTCTTGAGCCAAGCATTAGACAGGGTACGATACTCAGTGCCATAAGGCTTGTAACGACAGCAACCCGCCTTACCATACATCTCACGACGTTCTTGGTCAGAATCATACGCTAGGCTTGGGAGGCCAAGGTAGAAATCCATTTGACGGATTGCTGCATTACACTGAGCAATGTGTGCAGGGTCATTAACATCCATACCCTTAGTCCAGCCAATATGTACGTGACCTGATGCAGTACGCATAGGACGTTCACCATTAGGCTTATTGTTAACAAGGCCATTCCAGCCGTTAAAGTCAGGGTCACAGCCAAGCTCGAGAGCAGCTGCTGGTTGACTCTTGATGTACGCTGGGTCGAAGTGAGCCACAGGTACAGCTACAACCTCGTAGTCTGGAACCATCAGCTTCATAGTATTGAACACGTCTTGTACGTTAATACAGAACTCATCCTCGCTATGAGCAGGGTCAATGTTAAACTCCAGTGCCATACCATCTACCTGTACAGCACCACGATTAACCTTTTGTGGGTTTGCCTTGTCACCTTTGATAAGACCAAAGGCAGACTTGAACACACCATCTTGTTTCACAAATACTTCTGGGTCGCAACCAACTAAAATTTCCATGTTAACACCTCGTTGAAAATAAATTAAGCAATAGCCTGTACGTGTTTCTTGATACTAACGTATTCGTTAATCTCAGTATCCGTCAAGCATCCTGCACACAAACACTGACCTTCAGTTGTCAAAGCGTGTTCCATTGTAGGTTGTACGGGAGAGCCGCACCACGCACAATCACCGTATTGATTCATCCAGTCATTGAAGCCGATCATTGCACCAGTATGTGTCTCGTATGTACGATCAACTACTGGGTCAAAATCTTCTTCGATAGTCGCGCCTACTGGGTCATTCTCAAACTCAACAGACGACGCAATAACCTTATAATATCCACCTTCATGGGCATCAATCATAAGTTCACCAATGTCAGCCGTGATTGTCATGCCAACCTTCTTATGTGGAGCTACATCACGTTTGTTGTAATAGTAACGCACCTTAGAAGACGGACTAGCCGAATCAAAGCAGACATAATAACACCCACCCTTACGATCAGAGGCAAGCTCTAACAGCTCAAGCGTGGCTCCCTTTGTACCCGAGTAGCCTGTTCGCAAGGTTAGAGAGGTTGTTGCGGGCACCACCCCGTCCTTTTTTGATACAACAGATGTAATCTGAGTAACCTTAGCAGGCTCAGCCTTAGCCGCTTCATCTTGCCAGTACCCATTAGCACGGTTCTGATAACCCTGATATGTCTGAACAACAGGAGCAACATAGCGTGATGGTGCCTGAATAATCTTAGTCTTCTCAAGCTTAGCATCAGCACCGATGTGGATTGAATAGTGATTGTCCTCACCAATCAATACAGGTGTTGGATGCTTGATGTTATGACGACCAAGCACACCCTCTAACATCCATGCTTCTGATGCCCAGAACACGACAGTGTTAGCCTCGTTGAACGTGACATACAAGGGGCGTTCCTTGTTACGCAAGAAGTTGATTGTCTCTTTCTCCTTGTCCCACCAAGTCATTGCCCATGCACCCCCCATCAAGGCTAGTGCTTCTTTAAGACCATGTGTATCAATGTGATTATACATTGCTTCACTGTCAGTAGCAAAGTGAGTAGAGTGGTCAAACTTGTACTTGGTTGTAAGCGTACCGTTATGAGCACCCACCAGAGTAGTGAAGTCGAAAGGATGTGCAGCCCCACGATTGACACCACCAACAGTAGCCCAACGATTATGTCCAATGATGCAACGATTAGACCCGTGAAAGAGTTTGTCATAAGATTTACGATCAATCAGTTCATAGGGATTACCTAGTTCTTTAGCAATCTTAACCTCACCATTACGAGGAAGAACAGCAACACCAGTGCTGTCTGTACCACGCAACGAATCAACAATCAGCAGTTGATGAAATGCTTTTTCTTCGGTATTTGTTAGGTTACCAGCCATTCCGACGAGACCACAAATGATAAATTCTCCAGATTCCTAACGACCAAGGAACTTTCCTTCATCGTTATAAACGTTGCAATTAATGTCGCTAACTCTACGGATATCAATACCCACAATGTCAGCAATCTCTCGATGAGCCAAGAATTTAGTAGCAAGTAATGCTTTTACTTTAGCTACTACATCTTTAGTTATAACTTTGTAACTACGATTACGATCTACCCTGTCTTTAATATTGTCAATATTAGTACCAACAATAAGGTGGAGAGGGTTGATACATTTAATGTTGTCACAAGTATGACGAACTACAAGGCCATGATTATCCTTTCCAGTATAGAGTTGATTAACTAACCTGTGTATTTTAACATTGTTAGCCATACGAGGATAACCGTCTGTGTTAAAACACCTAGTCCATTCCATACATTCACCGTTGGGTGTGGTGCAGGAGAGTAAGTCGGTTAATTTCTGTTCATCAGTAACAGAGTGTTTAGATATAATGCGCTTCATAATATGTGTGGTTGGTTTAATAACACATACTATACTAGGAATTACACCATATCTCGACACATAATTATGCTCCAATCAATTCGTGAAATGCGTCAATCGCTTCTTCTGTCAGGATGGGGCCAGAGTTAGCCTCAATTATGACACAATCATTCTTTGTCTGTGCAAGCACATCAAAGCCTACATAGTCGATACTTAATGCTCGAGCTGCCCTGATACAAATTGCATCCATGTGTTCAAAGCCACGCTTATCACGCAACTCTAAGTCCCATGTACCATCTCGCTCAACCTTACGGTAACGGCCTACAACCTTACCGCAAAGAACAACAACACGATACTCACCACGATGAGGGTAATACTCAGTATAAAGATAGGCATTAGGGATAGGTTTATCCTCATAACGATACCAGTACTCGATACCTTCGTTTTTACGACCATCAAGTTTGGTATGACATACCACAGTGTCCCAATGGTTTTCAACTAGAGGACTAAAGTCAGGAACAAAGATACGTGCTTTGGATAGAGCCTCTAACGTAACCAGCTTATTAATACACTTACGAACAGCGTATGGTTCATTGAACACATTAGCATTTGCGTTGGTAACAATATTGGTAGAAAACCCGTAGTTAATAACTAATGCGTATTCTTTGAATACCAAACGACCTGTCTGATATGGATTTTCGTATTTAGCACCTAGCTCAACAGCTAGACGCTTAGGACTATCCTCAGCGGCTTTAGGGGAAATGACAAGAATTTTCATATGTCTCTCGATTGAATTAAAGGATTACGGATTGATCCAGTTCTTTACGGTGACGTATGCCTTTTCGGTTTTAAGAACGGATTCAAGACGAAGAACACGAATTGTTGCGTTATTCTTAAGCTGATCACCCAGTCTATTAGCTTCTTGGATGGCCTCTGCTTCAGTGTCATGCTCAAAAACAGGAGCATAAGCACCATCAACAGAAACCATGTACGTATAGTTTACTTTTTTCTTAGTCATTGTGTTTTGCTTTCATAGGGATGTACATTGTATTCAATGTCTCAAATGAACCGTCGTCATAGACTTCCATGACTTGTGATGTACGAACTTGTGCCTCACCCAATATAGGATGATTGAGAGCGTACACACTAGCCACTTGAACATCCTTCTTGT